ATGGCTACGAAACACCTCAACCAGATCGACCTGGCTGCGCGCTGGAACATCAGCCACCGCACGCTTGAGCGGTGGCGCTGGACGGGCGAAGGCCCGCGCTTCGTCAAACTCGGCGGTCGGGTCGTGTACCGCCTCGAAGACGTCGAGGAGTATGAGCGCGAGCAGATCCGCGCGAGCACCGCCGACACTCCCGCTAAGCCTGCGGCGTGAGGGGGCGGTGATGACGATCTCCAACCGCATCTCCCTCGATGAACTCCGGCGCATGGCCGTCGGCGACATCTCCGCTCTGCCGGCCGAACAGCTCGCCCTCCTGCAGGACGAGGCCGCCGACGCCCTGCGCCGCGCCAAGACCGTCTGCGACTGGCTCGATGGGGCCGTCGCGCTCAAGTACGGCGATCGTGCCCACGCGTCGCGCCAGGCCGCCGGCAAGGACACCGGCACGATCCGCTTCGACGACGGCGCGGTCACCGTGATCGCCGACCTGCCGAAGCGCGTCGACTGGGACCAGGACAAGCTCGCCGCTCTCGTCGAGCGCATCCGGGCCGAGGGCGACGACCCCGCCGAATACGTCGACGTCGCGATCAAGGTGCCCGAGCGCAAGTTCGCGGCCTGGCCGAGCCACATCCGCTCCGCCTTCAAGGACGCGCGCACCGTCCGCACCGGCAAGCCCAGCTTCCGCCTTTCCCTGACCGACGAGGTGACGTCATGAGCATCACGACGAAACTCGCGGTGCTCCGCGAGCACCATTACGGGCTGGACAAGCTGCCCGAGACCATCCGGGTGCCGGCCCTTGGCGACCGTCGCGACGAGACCGTCAAGCCGGTTGGGACGGCGTCGATCGACGACCTGGCGTTCGCCCTCATCGGGCTGAACGAGCGGGCATCGGCGCTCTACCGCGAGATCGATGCGGTGCGCACCCTTCATGACGATGCCCGCAAATCCGGCGCGTTGGGAGTGGACATCGCGATCGACGCCGTGATCGCGGCGAAGGGAGGCAAGCGATGACCCTCCCGATCATCTCGGCCGATCAGCGTCTCGCCGAGCAACGCGGCATCAAGGGCACGATCTTCGGCAAGTCCGGGATCGGCAAGACCAGCCTGCTCTGGACGCTCGACGCCGCCACCACGCTCTTCATCGATCTCGAGGCGGGCGATCTCGCCATCGAGGGATGGTCCGGCGACAGCGTCCGGCCACGCACCTGGGCCGAATGCCGCGACTTCGCGGTCTTCATCGGCGGACCCAATCCGGCGCTGCGGGACGACCAGGTCTACAGCGACGCCCACTACGCGGCGGTGTGCGAGCGCTTCGGCGATCCGGCCGCGCTCGACCGCTACCAGACCATCTTCATCGACTCGATCACCGTCGCTGGCAGGCTCTGTTTCCAGTGGAGCAAGGGCCAGCCGGAGGCGTTTTCCGACAAGACTGGCAAGCCCGACATCCGCGGCGCCTACGGCCTGCATGGCCGCGAGATGATCGCGTGGCTGACGCATCTGCAGCACACGCGGGCGAAGAACGTCTGGTTCGTCGGGATCCTCGACGAGAAGCTCGACGACTTCAATCGGCGGATCTTCCAGCCGCAGATCGATGGTTCGAAGACCGGCCTCGAGCTTCCCGGCATCGTCGATGAAGTCCTGACGATGGCGGAGATCAAGGACGACGCTGGCGCGCCGTATCGGGCGTTCATCTGCCAGACGATCAATCAGTGGAACTTCCCCGCGAAGGACCGCTCCGGCCGCCTCGACCTGATCGAGGAGCCGCATCTCGGCCGCCTGATGGCGAAGATCCGCGGGCCCGTGAAGCCCGCCTCCGAGCGGCTGGCCTATCGCAGCCCGCCCCCTGCCGCGACCGCTCCGACCCCCGACGCTTCCACCCCTTCCGAAAACATCTGAACGAGGAGACCCCAGTCATGTCTGGATCCTGGAACGACTTCAACGACGCCAAGCAGAACGCCAACATCATCCCGAAAGGCACACTGGCCAAGGTGCGCCTGACCATCCGCCCCGGCGGTTTCGACGACCCGTCGCAGGGCTGGACCGGGGGCTATGCCACCCGCGGCACGACCGGTTCGGTCTACCTCTCGGGCGAGTTCACGGTTCTCGAAGGGCCCTATGCCCGGCGCAAGATCTTCACGCTGATCGGGCTCTACAGCCCCAAGGGTCCGGACTGGGCGAACATGGGCCGCAGCCTCGTGCGCGGCATGCTGAACTCCGCTCGCGGCATCTCCGACAAGGACAACTCCGCTCAGGCGCAGGCCGCCCGCCGCATCAGCGGCTTTGCCGATCTCGACGGGCTTGAGTTCGTCGCAAAAATCGACATCGGCACGGACACCAATGGCGATGAGAAGAACGAGATCCGCACGGCGGTGACGCCGGACCACAAGGAGTATGCCGCCATCATGGGCGTGGTCGGCACGGTGGCGCCGACGCAGCCGCAGGCCCAGCCTTCCCAGTCCTCGATGCCGCAATCTTCAGCACCGATGGCGGGCGTGCGCCCGTCCTGGGCACAGTGAGGGGCACGCCATGCTGCTGCGCCCCCGCCAGAAGCAGTTCGTCGAGCGTAGCGTCCGCGCGCTCGGCGAACACGGAAACACTCTCGGTGTCGCTCCGACCGGAGCCGGCAAGACGATCATGCTCTCGGGCGTCGTCGGTCGCATGGTCGGCGAGACCCCGAAGAGCACGGGCGCCAAGGCCTGCGTGCTCGCCCACCGCGACGAGCTGACCGCTCAGAACCGCAGCAAGTTCGGGCGGGTAAATCCCAGGATCACGACCTCGGTCGTCGATGCGAAGGAGAAGTCGTGGGCTGGACAGGTCACCTTCGCGATGGTGCCGACGCTGGCGCGCTCCGGCAATCTCGACCAGCTGCCCGCGCTCGACCTCCTGGTGATCGACGAGGCGCATCACGCGGCCGCCGACAGTTATCGGCGCATCATCGACACCGCGCTCCGGCGTAATCCCATGTGCCGGATCTACGGCGTCACCGCGACGCCCAACCGGGGCGACAAGCGCGGTCTTCGCCCGGTGTTCTCGAACGTCGCCGATCAGATACGGATCGGGGAGCTCATCGCCTCCGGCCATCTCGTGCCGCCGCGCACCTTCGTGATCGATGTCGGCGTCCAGGACCAGCTCACCAAGGTGCGCCGCACGGCCGACGATTTCGACATGGCCGAAGTCGACGCGATCATGAACCGGTCGCCGGTCACGGACGCCGTCATCCGCCACTGGCGGGAAAAGGCAGGCGAGCGCCAAACGGTGGTGTTCTGCTCGACGGTCGACCACGCACGCAACGTGACCGCCGCGTTTAATGAGGTGGGCGTTTCAGCAGGGCTGATCCATGGCGACATGCCCGACACCGCCCGCAAGGCGACGCTTGCGGCCTATGCCGCCGGTGATCTGCGGGTCGTCGTCAATGTCGCGGTCCTGACCGAGGGGTGGGATCACCCGCCGACGAGCTGCGTCGTGCTGCTGCGGCCGAGCTCCTACAAGTCGACCATGATCCAGATGGTCGGTCGCGGCCTGCGCACGGTCTCGCCCGAAGACCATCCCGGCGTCGTCAAGACCGACTGCGTCGTGCTCGACTTCGGCACGTCGACGCTGCTGCACGGTTCGCTGGAGCAGGACGTCGACCTGGACGGACGCGAGCCCTCCGGCGAGGCGCCGACCAAGGATTGCCCGGACTGCGGCGCCATCGTGCCGCTCGCCACCACCGAATGCCCGCTGTGCGGTCATGTCTGGGAGCGTCCCGAAGGCGGCGAAGCAGCGCCGCTCCGCGACTTCGTGATGTCCGAGATCGAACTGCTGAAGCGGTCGAGTTTCCGTTGGTGCGATCTCTTCGGCGACGATGCCGCGCTCATCGCCAACGGCTTCAATGCCTGGGGCGGTGTCTTTTTCCTGAACGGCCGCTGGTACGGCATCGGGGGCCTGCAGAAGCAGCGGCCTCATCTGTTGGCTGTGGGCGAGCGCACTATCTGTCTGGCGGCGGCGGACGACTGGCTCAACGAGCATGAGAGCGACGAGAGCGCGCACAAGACCCGCCGCTGGCTGAACCAGCCGCCCACCGACCGGCAGCTTGCCTTCCTGCCGCCCGAATACCGGCAGGATTTCGGGCTCACCCGCTACCAGGCATCGGCGCTGCTGGCCTTTCGCTTCAACCGCGACGCCATCCGCTCCCTCGTCTTCGGGGCGGCCGATGCCGCACCCGAAGCAGCCATCGGGAGGGCGGCATGAGCCATGGCCTGTCTCACCCGCATCACGGCCGAGGACCGGCGGCGGCTCTGGCATCCGCGTGGAACGCTCTGTGCTGTCTGTCGGCAACCCACCCGTGGTTTTGGCTGGTTCGATCCGCACCGCTCGAAACGGCCCCGGCTATCGGTCTGGTTCTGCTCGATGCCCTGCCAATCCTTCTGGACGCGCTCGGGCAGCGGTGGGGGCTGGGCCATGGTTGATCTCACCGAACAGGAGCAGGCCGCGATCCGTGCCGCAATGAAGCCGGTCGCCGAGATCATGGAGGAGATCGGCTGGCAGGCGCGGTTCTCCGATCTCTCGGAGGCGCAGGTGCTCACGCTGATAGAGGTCGCCGTCGGCGGCTTCCAGGACGCCATGCACGCCATGGCGGCAGACGCTGAGGCGGAGGTGCCGTTCTGATGCTCGACTACAACCGCCGTCCTACCTGCGCCGACCGCATCAACGCAGTCATCGACAAGGCGATCATTGCTGAACGCGCGGCGATGGCGCTGCGAATCTATCTCGGCGGCTCGCGGCTCGGAGCTCCTTGCGAGCGTGCACTTCAGTTCGAGTTCACCGGAGCTGCGAAGGACGATGGCGCCGACTTCGGTGGCCAGACGCTGCGGATCTTCGAAATCGGACACGCGCTCGAAGATCTCGCGGTCCGCTGGCTCCGGGCTGCCGGGTTCGATCTCTACACCCGCAAGGGCGATCGTCCGGATGGGGAGCAATTCGGCTTCTCCGTCGCCGGCGGCCGCATCCGCGGCCATGTGGATGGGATCATCGCTGCTGCGCCAGTGACGCTGGGCATCGGCGTTCCCGCGCTCTGGGAATGCAAGACGATGAACGCGAAGAACTGGCGCGAGACCGTCGCCAAAGGCGTGCGTCTGGCGAAGCCGGTCTACGCGGCGCAGATCGCCCTCTACCAGGCCTACATGGAAGCGCAGGTCCCGGGCATTTGCGAGAACCCGGCGCTGTTCACCGCGATCAACAAGGACACGGCCGAGCTGCACCATGAACTGGTGGCGTTCGACGCGGGGCTCGCGCAGCGCATGTCCGACCGGGGCGTACGGATCCTGCAGGCAACCGACGCCGGGGAGCTGCTGCCGCGGATCGCCACCACCCGCGATTTCCACGAGTGCCGCATGTGCCCGTGGGCGGAACGCTGCTGGGGGCTGCCGGCATGAGCGAGAACAACATCGTCTCCCTCGACGCGTGGCGAGATTTCAACGACGCCGCACCCCAGGCCGATCCCTTCGACATCGAGCCGGATCCCCAGCAGATCGCCGTCTTTCTCGATGTCGTCTTCGGCTATTGCGAGGGCTGGGCGCCGCTGCGCGGGTTCGTGGACAAGGGCCAGGGCATAGACGGTCGTCCCCACAACGCGTGGATCGAGATCGACGACAGCCTGCTGGAGAAGGCGGTTTCTTTCGCCAGCTGGGCGGCGCGCGAGGGTGCCGCTTTCTATGTGGTGCCGGGAACCGTCGCCGAGACCGGCAAGGCCAAGGCCGCCGACGTCCTGCAGATGCAGACGGTTCTGGTCGATCTCGATGCGGGCGACATCGTCGCCAAGCTCGACCACCTCATCCGGCATCTGGGCGAACCCACCCTGCTCGTCGAAAGCGGCGGCCGCACGCCGGACGGTCTCGACAAGCTGCATGTCTGGTGGCGCTTGAGCGAACCGGCCGAGGGTGAGGACATCGCGCTTCTCTGTCGGCTGCGCGGCGACATCGCGGTGAAGGTCGGCGGCGACACGCATTTCCGTTCCGCCCACCAGCCGATCCGTCTGGCCGGCTCCGTCTATCACAAGGGCGGGTTCAAGCGGCTGGTCAACATCCGTCGCCACAGCCCCCGCGTCGAGGTCCACCTGCGCGACTTCGCCGAGCTGGTCGATACCATGCCGCCGCTTGCTGGCGTGGGATCAGAGCCTGGACCATCGAACGACAAGCCCTCGATCACCGAGATTCTGACCACCCCGGTCCGCGAAGGCGGCGAAGACGACTGGACGCGATTTCAGGGCGCGAGCGCTGCCATCGGCCACTACGTGCGGCTGGCGCACGAGGGGCGCATGAGCCGCGACGAGGCGTGGGAAGCGATCTGTCAGTACAACGCCGCGCAGCTGCGTCCGAGCTGGCCGCTTGAACGGCTCGCCTCGGAAGCCCAGCGCCTCTGGCGGCTGCATGAGGAACGCCACGGCCCGGCGCTCGAACGGCTCTCCACTCCCCCCATGTCCGCCTTGCCGGCTTTCACGCTGGGCGCGCTCCTCGACGATACCAGTCCGATGCCGGACGACATCATTGCACCGCGCGTGCTGACGCCGGGCGGCATGCTGGTGCTGGGCGGCGCACCCAAGGTCGGCAAGAGCGACTTCCTGATCAGCCTGCTGGTCCACATGGCGGCGGGCGTGCCCTTCCTCGGCTTCGCGCCGAGCCAGCCGCTGCGGATCTTCTATCTGCAGGCCGAGATCCAGTACCACTACCTCCGGGAGCGCCTTCAGGCGATCCGGATCGATCCGGCGCTCCTGGCCGTGGCGCGCGACAATCTCGTCGCCACGCCCAAGGTCCGCATGCTGCTTGACGCCGGCGGCGTCGCACTCGCCGTCGCTGCCGTCCGTGCCCACTACGGACACGGCGCGCCCGACATTCTCTGCATCGATCCGATCCGCAACCTCTTCGACGGTGGCCCAGAAGGCGGCGGCGAGAACGACAACACCGCGATGCTCTTCTTCCTGCAGGAGCGGGTCGAGGCATTGCGCGATGCGGTCGCTCCCGATGCCGGCCTGATCCTCTGCCACCACACCCGCAAGATCACCAAGAAGCAGCTCGTCGAGGACCCGTTCATGGCGCTCTCGGGCGCGGGCAGCCTCCGCAGCTTCTACAGCTCCGGCATCATCATGCACCGGCCCGACGAAGATCGGCCCGAGCGGATGCTGCATTTCGAGCTGCGCAACGGCCCCGGCATCGAACCGATGATCATCGACAAGGCCGATGGGCGCTGGGTCTCGATCGATCGGTCGAGCGAGCGCCTGGTGCGCAAAGCGCTGGGCGACAAGCTGGATGCGGAGCGGGTGCGCAAGCACGACGTCATCCTCGGCGTCCTCCTCGACGAGGCGCTCGAAGGGCGGCTCTACACCATCAATCAGTTCGCAGAAGCCTTCGAGAACCGGGGCGGGCTTGGCGGCAAAGACACGATCCGCGACCGGCTGAACGTCCTCGCAACCAAAGGCTTTGTGAAGTTCGTGCGCGACGGCACGCCCTATGGGCTTGGGCCGTCCAGGTCCCGCTTCGGCTTCCTGTGCGTCGAGGGCATGGCGGCTCCGGTCGAAGGAGACGCTGTGAATCCCGAGACCGGCGAGGTCTTGCCAGCCACCGTCGCTGTTCTGCCCACCCATTACAAATCCCCTCAGACCGGCGCGATGCTCGAAGTCGAGAACCCGCATGTGTGGGTCTATCCGGAGGGCGAGCAGTCATGACCGCCCGCGCGAAACACCTCCCGCAGAATTGCGCGCTGACCAGTTTGAACCAGATGGGGCGCGGTCCCGAAACTGCCCCGTCATCACCGCGCGGAACTGCGCTCTGGCCAGTTGTGACCAGATTGGGCGCGCTGCCGAAACTACCCCTTCAGAATTGCGCAGCGACCAGACCGGCTTCGCTGCAATCAGATTGGGTCGGCAGGGCGTTCGGAAGCTCCCCAAACTGGAAAATCCCCTGTCACCTCAATGCTTTGCTGGTGGCGTCAAGTTTAGGGGGTGAAAGCCACCCCCTTCGGGGGTGGGGGAGAACGCCGCAGGCGGGTTCTCCCTCGCCCACCCCCAGGGGCTTCGCGCGCGCATGGCGTGCCGGACCTCTCATCTCCGACAACACTCGAACAGGATCGACCCGCATGAGCATGCATCCATCACCCCTCCTTGTAGCCGACTGCCCACCTGCACTCGTCGCCTCTGCGGCTGCGGGCAGCACCATCCTCGCGCTCGACCTCGGCACCACCACCGGCTGGGCGATCCGCGGCCATGACGGCCTGATCACCAGCGGCACCGTGTCCTTCCGGCCCAGCCGCTTCGACGGCGGCGGCATGCGCTACCTGCGCTTCACCAACTGGCTGACCGAGATTGACCGGCTGTCCGGGCCTGTCGCCGCCATCTGGTTCGAGGAAGTCCGCCGCCACGCGGGCACCGACGCGGCGCATGTGTTTGGAGGTCTCCTCGCGACGCTGACGACATGGGCCGAATTGCGAGGCATCCCGTACAGCGGCGTTCCGGTCGGCACGATCAAGCGCCACGCCACCGGCAAGGGCAATGCCGACAAGGCCGCCATGGTCGCCGCGATGCGCCAGCGCGGGTTCCAGCCCGCCGACGACAACGAGGCCGATGCGATCGCGCTCCTGCTCTGGGCACTGGAGACCCGGGGAGGTGTGCTGTGAGGTGGGCCCCACGAGGTTATGGCGGCCAGCGCCGCGATCCCGAGCAGGTCAAGCGAGAGGGCTGGCGCGAGCAGCGTGTCCTCGCGGTCTCTCTCGATGATGACCGTCTGACCTGGCCCGAACGCGAACTGATCCGACAACTCGGCGAGAAGCTCTATGGCGACCGCGACAAGTCGAAGGAGGCGCGCCGATGACCGAGTGGACACCAAGCCTCGTCGAGGAACGTCTGGCGGAAGCGGCGTCGGTTCTCAAGCGTCTGCCCGAACCCCGGCGGCAGGGCTACTTCAACACCTGGCCGGAGATCATCCACAGCTTCGCCGACAAGGTGGGCCAGGAACCAAAACCGATGCGCATCATCCCGTCACCCGCCGCCATCAGCCGGATGGAGGAGACGCTGAGCTGGACGGTAGGGCTCGATCCGATCGACGGCAAGATCCTCTGGCTGCGTGCCCATGGCGAGCGCTGGAAGACGATCTGCTGGACGGTCGGGCTGCAGCGCTCCGCCGCTCACGAGCACTGGCTCTACGCGCTGTGCGTGATCGCGTGGCGGCTGAACCAGCGTAAGGTCCCCCGACTGCGGTCACGGCGCTATGTCATCGAAATGGTCAAGGCGGCTTGCGAGGACGAGACCGGGCCTCCAGATTAACTTCTTGTCCGTACGTTGTCCGTATGATATTGAGAGTGCGACAGGAGATCCGCCATGCCCGCCACCGAAGCCAAGTCCGAACGTATCGAAGTGCGCACTACGCCGACCATGAAGGCGCTGCTGCAGCGTGCCGCCACGTCCTCGCACAAGAACGTGACGGAGTTCCTGCTCGAAGCGGGCATAAACGCCGCCGAGGAAGCGCTGGCCGATCGCCGCATGTTCCGGCTGGACGACGCGCAGTGGCAAGCCTTTCAGGATGTGCTCGACCGTCCGGTGACGAAAAAGCCGCGCCTTGCCAAACTGTTCGCCGAAAAGAGCGTGCTTGAGTGACAACGGACGAACAGCCGCTCTCCGCCGTCGAAAAGCTCAACGCGTCGCACGAGGTCGATGCGTTCGCATGCGGGAAGGCCCCGCTCGATCTATTTCTACAGCGGTTCGCGCTTGGCAATCAAAAGGCCGGTAGCGCCCAGACCTACGTCGTCTGTCGCGGCGAACAGCGTGTCGTCGGCTATTACAGCCTCGCGGTCGGCGCTGTCGAACATGCCGACGCGCCGGGACGGGTAAGCAAGGGACTGGCCCGCCATCCGATCCCGGTGATGCTCCTCGCTCGTCTTGCCATCGACCGATCCGAGCAGGGAAAGGGGCTGGGCAAGGCATTGCTCAAGGATGCACTGCTGCGCACGGCCCAGGCGGCCGACATTGCAGGCATCCGCGCACTGCTCGTGCATGCCAAGGATGACGAAGCGCGCGTCTGGTACGAGGGGTTCGACTTCGAGCCGAGCCCGACGGACCCGGACCATCTCTTCCTGCTGATGAAAGATCTGCGATCGCTCCTCGGAGAATGAACGCAGTCTTGCGAACCGAAGAGGAAAGTGTCCGCCGGACACTTTTCGAAGGGACGAAAAGCCCGTCTCTGCGGTAGATTCTGGCTATCCTCGGGAGAGGCGCGCGCGGCGCGGTCTTGCTCTCGCTGACCGACGAGTTTCCGGGTCCTTCCTGGGCGATTTCGTATGCTGGCGGGCGAAGCGCGGCATATCGCCAGCGACAGGGCCGGATTTTTGGGAAGCCACCCCGGCCGGAATCCACCCCAGACCGCCTGAAACCTTCGTAAAATCAAACGCCTGGCCGGACCCCGCAGGTGGATACCTGCTGGACCCCGGAGTCCAGTTCGGAAGCCGCTGGATTCCGCGCATTGGAATCCACCGCGACCGACAGAAACCTGTCGAACAGGATCATCCTCATGACCCTCGCCTTCGCCCCCGAGCGGATCGAGCAATGGCCGCTTGCGCGCCTGCAGCCCTACGCGAAGAACGCCAAGGTGCACGGGGCCGACCAGGTGGCGAAGATCGCGGCCAGCATGGCCGAGTTCGGCTGGACCGTGCCTTGTCTCGTCGCGGAGGACGGCGAGCTGATCGCAGGCCATGGCCGGGTGCTGGCGGCGACGCAGCTCGGGCTGACCGAGGCGCCGGTGATCGTGCTCGGGCATCTGACCGAGGCGCAGCGGCGGGCCTACCGCATCGCCGACAACAAGCTGACCGAACTCGGCACCTGGGACGAGGCGCTGCTGTCGGCGGAACTGAACGACCTGCTCGCCGAAGATTTCGACCTGTCGCTGGTCGGCTTCTCCGACGGCGAGTTGGACAAGCTGCTGGCCTTCGTGCCGGAGGGGGACGGTGAAGAAGGCGGCGCCGGTGTTCCGCCCGTCACCATCCCCGAACCGCCGCGCAATCCGGCCTCACGCACCGGCGATCTCTGGATCCTCGGCGATCACCGGCTGCTCTGCGGTAACAGCACGAACCATGACGACGTCCGCCGCCTGATGAATGGCGAGCGGGCGATCCTGTTTGCGACCGATCCGCCATATCTGGTGGATTATGACGGTACCAATCATCCGACGCAGAACAAGGATTGGTCGCCGTCCTACGGCGTGTCCTGGGACGACAGTTCGCAGGGCGCCGAGCTCTACGACGGCTTCATCGCGGCGGCCGTGGCCGAAGCCATCGCCGACAATGCCGCCTGGTATTGCTGGCACGCTTCGCGCCGCCAGGCGATGCTGGAAGCCTGCTGGGAGAAGGCTGGCGCCTTCGTTCACCAGCAGATCATCTGGGTGAAGGACCGCGGCGTCCTGACCCGGTCCCACTACCTGTGGAAGCACGAGCCCTGTTTCATGGGCTGGCGCCGCCCGAACCGCCCGCCAAAGGTCGCCGAGGAGACTTTGGCCTCCACTTGGCCACTGCCCAGCTTCGCCAGGGATGACCGGCCCGACCACCCGACGCCGAAGCCGCTCGACGCCTTCGGCATTCCGATGCGCCAGCACGTGGCGCGCGGCGGACTTTGTTACGAACCCTTTTCGGGCTCCGGCTCGCAGATCATGGCGGGCGAGGCCAACGGCCGCCGTGTGTTCGCGATGGAGATCAGCCCGGCCTATGTCGATGTCGCCGTGGAGCGCTGGCAGGCAGAGACCGGCCGAGACGCGATCCTCGACGGTGATGGCCGGACCTTCGTGCAGGTGAGGACCGAGCGGCTCGGCGAGGCTGCTGATGCCCCGACCGATGCCCCGGCAACGGACGCCGCCCCCGAACCCGCGCGAAAGCGCAAGACCGCCGCGTGACATGCATGACCTGGCTTTACCTTCCTCCGGAGACGCTTCCGGAGACGCATGCCTCTTCGGCCTCTCGCTCTGCTCCGGCGCAGGCGGGCTCGACCTCGGGCTCGTCCTCGCCGTCCCCGGATATCGTGCTGTGGGCCATGTCGAACGGGAAACCTACGCCGCGGCCACTCTCGTGGCGCGGATGGAAGACGCGTCCCTGGATCGGGCTGTTGTCTGGGACGACGTTGCCACCTTCGACGGCCGCCCGTGGCGCGGCGCGGTGGACATCGTCACTGCGGGCTATCCGTGCCAGCCGTTCTCTGTCGCAGGCAAGCGCCGGGGTGCCGACGACCCGCGCCACCTCTGGCCGCATGTCGCCCGGATCATCGGCGAGATCGAGCCGCCCTTCGTCTTCCTCGAGAATGTCGCCCATCATCTCCGCCTCGGCTTCCCCGAAGTCGCCAGCGGACTGGTCGGCATGGGCTACCGCCTTGCGGCAGGCCTCTTCACGGCGGCGGAAGTTGGCGCGCCCCACAAGCGCGAGCGGCTCTTCATCCTCGCCATCCGCGAGGGGGACGAGCTGGCCGACCCCGCGCGCCTGCTCTGGCACCCGGTCGAGTGGCGGGAACCGGACGGAAATGATGCGGCTCTGGCCGACGCCGAGGGCCAGCGCCAACGAGAACCGGCAGACGAAGCTGACGCCATCGCAGGCAGCGGGCCTGCACGGCATGAATCTGGCGACGACGGCCGCGATGTGGCCGACGCTACAGACCGACAGTTTCCGCAGCCGGGGTGGCGCGCGGAAGAACGAAAAGGGTCTGGACCGCATGGTGCGGGACTGGCCGACGCCGATGGCGAACGACGGCTGCAAGCCGAGTGCGGGCAACCGGCGGACAGCGGACCTGACCCATGCGGCGGGAATGTGGATGACGCCGACGGCCCGCGATCACAAGGATGGCGCGACCAGTCTGGCCAACACGCCGGTGAACGGCCTGCTTGGCCGCCAGGTCCTGGTGACGCCGATGGCTGGGAGCGATACCTCCGATGCGCGCCGGACGCTGAACCCGCTCTTCGTCGAGGCGCTGATGGGCTGGCCCACCGGGTCGACCGGCTTCGCCTTTGCGGCAACGGCGTGGTCCCCTTGGTTGCGGCGCATGCGCTGCGAACTCTGGCAGCTCAACTGCTGGCCGATGGATGAGGTGGCGGCATGAAGCAGACCCGCCTCATGTCGCTGGTGGAGTCCCTCGCCAATGTCATCGTCGGCTACGGCGTTGCGGTCGTCACCCAGCTCCTGATCTTCCCGATCTTCGGGCTGCACACGACGCTGGCGCAGAACCTGACGATCGGCGCCATCTTCACCATCGTGTCGATAGTGCGTTCCTTCGCCCTGCGGCGGGTGTTCGAGGCGATCCGAATGCGGAGCGTCAAATGATCGACCGCCGCCCCGGCGGGACGGCGGCAGTTCGACTGGCGTGGCGCGCGACGCTAATCGCGCGGCAGGCTATAGACCCGCCCCCGGTTTTCGACCTTCTCCGAGGTCACCTCGAGCCCGAGCTTCTTCTTCAGCGCGCCAGCAAGCGCGCCTCTCACCGTGTGCGGTCTCCAGTCCAAGGCCGCGACGATCTCCTCGATGGTCGCGCCGTCCGGCGCGCGCAGCATGGCGATCAGGGTGGCCTGCTTGGTGCCCTCGCGCGGCGTGTGCGTCTTGGGCGCAGCCTTCGGTTCGGTGGGGGTGTCCGGCGCGGGCTCCTCGGTCGGCGCGTCCGTCGCGCCCGCAGGCGCGGGGTTCGCGTCCTCGGGCTCGATGCCGATGGCGGCGAGGCCTGCGTCTGTGGCGACCAGCGTGACGCCGTGCCCGTCGCCGGTCTCGCGCCAGACGGGATCGCCCTCGCGCAGCTCCGCGTCGACCTCTTCGATGAGGCCCTTGGCGAGCATCGCGGCGACCACCTTTGCGGCCGCGCCGCCGCGCAGGGTCTCGGGTAGCGGCAGGGCGATGCGCGTTTCACGTTCCGCCGCGGCCTCGAGGATCAGGGTCTGGGTATTGGAAAGCTGGGTCATTATCGTCTCCCATATCGGGGCGCGCGGGATGTGCGCCCTTCTACGACCCCAAGCCCGCCATGGCGGGCGAGAGGCTTGAGACGTGAGCGTTCAAGCGCGCGCTTCAGCACTGGCGTGCGCCATCAGAACGCGCATCACGCAGGCCCAACGGTGTAGCTGTGCGCCCTGTCAGCGCGCTTCAGCCGGTTGGCTTCGTGCATGGCTTCCAGCGGCGTCGGATGCCCGCTGATCAGTTGCTCGTTTTGAGGGGTAGCGCCGCGTGTCAGGCGGTCGCAGCGATAGACGGCCCAAGGCATGTTCGTTTGCGCGCTCATGATGCGCCCCCGTGCGCGGCCGCGATGGCGAACGCCATGTCGAGGCTTGGCGCGGTCATGGGATCGCCGCTGAGCGTACAGCCATAGACCCAGAAGGTCTCGCCCCACCGATCGCTGCTGCGCCAGATCTCGATCCGGTCATGGGCGAACACCCGGCTCATGGCGCGTGTTCGCCTTCGCTGAAGGCCGCGTCGGTGATGCGTTTCAGAAGTTCGGCGTAGTGCTCGAGGGTTCCGACATGGCCCCAGTTGATCTCGTCGGGGCTGGCGTTGAAGTGCTCGTCGCTCAGGCGTGCGAGCCGGGCAAGCATGGCGTCGATTTCGGCCTTGCGGGCGATGAAGGCGTCGAGGGCCTTGGGTGTGTTCGCGGTCTGGGTCATGGCGGTCTCCTGTATCTGCTGGTGACGCCATACAGGCTCTGATCGCAGCGCTTATCAAGTCGATAAGTGCATCAATTCATTATGTTTTCGGAGCGGACATGCAGGGCATGAGCGAGCGCCAGTACGCCGCCCGGGTGGGCTTCTCACGGGGCGCGATCCAGAAGGCGAAGGCAGCCGAGCGGCTTGTCCTCTATTCCGACGGCAGCATCGATGCCGATGCCAGCGATGCGCGGCGCGCCGAGACGACCGACCCGTCGAAGGTGAGGGGCGACCGTGGCGCCAGTGGCGCCGCGAAAGCGCCCCGAACGAAGCCGCCCGCGCCGAAGCTGAAGCCTGTCCCTGAGGCGGCCCTCTCAGCCGTCGGCGACACGCTGCGCGAACAGGGGCTGGCGGTCCCCGCCGTCGGCGGCGGCACGACCTTCCTGCAGGCCAAGACGGCGAACGAGGTGCTGAAGGCGCAGGAGCGCCGCCTCCGGCTTCAGAAGATGAAGGGCGAACTCATCGATCGTGCGCGCGCGACAGCGCTCGTCTTCCGGCTCGCACGCGAGGCGCGGGATTCCTGGGTCAATTGGCCGTCCCGCGCCGCGGCGCTGATGGCGGCGGAGCTCGGAGTGGAGGCGGCCGGGATGCAGAAGGCTCTGGAGATCCATGTACGCGCCCACCTCGACGAGCTTGCCGAGGTCCGGCCGGAATTCCGCTGAGCGAGACAATGAGCTGTCCGATGACCTGACCGACTTCGACGGCGTCGCTGATCTCCTGCGCGCCTGGGGCAACGGGCTGCGGCCCGACCCGGACCTGACCGTCTCGCAATGGGCGGACCGGCACCGGATGCTCTCGGGCCGCGCCTCGGCCGAGCCCGGCCGGTACCGCACGGTGCGCACGCCCTACATGCGCGAGATCATGGACGCGCTCTCGCCGGGTGCCGCCGTGCAGCGCATCGTGTTCATGAAGGCCGCACAGGTCGGGGCGCCACTCGCGCTCGACACCGCCGTGCCGACGCCCTTCGGCTGGACGACGATGGGCGGGATCGCCGAGGGCGATCTGCTCTACGACGAACGCGGGCGCATCTGCCGGGTGACCGGCCTGTCGCCGGTGTTCGAGGACCGTCCCTGCTTCGAGGTCGCGTTCGACGACGGCGAGCGGATCGTTGCGGACGGCGATCATCGCTGGGCGGTCTGGGACTTCACGAACGACCGCCCGGCCGCGCGTACGCTGACCACGGCGGAGATGGCCGGCCGCGTGACCATCGGCGCCGCGGGCAAGCGTCGGCGCTATGCCATCGACTGCTGCGATCCGGTCGACATGCCGGATCAGGACCTGATCCTGCATCCTTATGTTCTGGGCCTTTGGCTCGGCGACGGCTCGTCGATCATGAACCACATCTCGGTGCACGAGGAGGACGCCGAGGTTGTCGAGCATCTGCGCGCCTGCGGCGTCGAGGCGGAATTCCGGCTGCCGCACTGGCGAAAGGGCAGGATCGCCAATGTCGTGATCGACCCGACCTTCCGGATGCGGCGAGAGGACGGCGCATCGCTCTCGGACTGCTTCAAGTCGCGCTTCGTGATGCGGCTCCGGATGCTGGACGTGCTCGACAACAAGCACATCCCGCTCCAGTACATGCGCGCCAGCCGGCGGCAGAGGCTGGAGCTGGTGCGGGGGCTGATGGACTCCGACGGCACGATCTCGCCGGATGGGAAGCGCTGCGAGTTCTCGAACGCGGATCGCGGGCTGATCGACGCGATGGTCGAGCTTCTGCGCGGGCTCGGCTACAAGCCCGCCGTCTACCACGGCAAGGCGCGCCGCAAGGTGTTCGGCCTTGACGGCCGCATCTGCGAGTCGGCCGAGTACTGGCGCATCTCCTGGACGGCCTATGCCGAGGAGCCGATGTTCCGGCTCTCGCGCAAGCGGGCACGAATGCGTTCGGTCGAGAACGGGCGGCCATGGAAGAGCCGTCGTCGCCGCATCGTTACGATCCGGCCGACGCCCAGCGTGCCGGTGCGCTGCGTCAAGGTGGACTCGCCGAACCACCTGTTCCTTTGTGGCAAGGGATGGATCCCGACACACAACACCGAGGCCGGCAACAACTGGATCGGCTTTGCGATCCACCAGGCGCCGGGCCCGATGCTCGCGGTCCAGCCGACGGTGGAACTGGCCAAGCGCAACTCGCGCCAGCGGATCGACCCGCTGATCGACGAAAGCCCGGAGTTGCGGGAGCGGGTGAAGCCCGCGCGCTCGCGCGACGCGGGCAACACCATGCTGTCCAAGGAGTTCGCGGGCGGCATCCTGATCATGACCGGCGCCAACTCGGCGGTCGGGCTGCGCTCGACGCCGGCGCGCTACATCTTCCTCGACGAGGTCGATGCCTATCCGGGCTCGGCCGACGAGGAAGGCGATCCGGTCACGCTGGCTGAAGCGCGATCGCTGACCTTCGCCCACCGGCGCAAGGTCTTCCTGGTCTCGACGCCGACGATCCGGGGTCTGAGCCGGATCGAGCGGGAATACGAGGCCAGCGACCAGCGGCGGTACTTCGTACCGTGTCCGCATTGCGGGGCGATGCAGTGGCTGAAGTTCGAGCGGCTGCGCTGGCAGAAGGGCCGTCCCGAGACGGCCGCCTACACTTGCGAGGGCTGCGACGCGGCAATCGCGGAACACCACAAGACGGCGATGCTGGAGGGCGGCGAATGGCGGGCGACCGCCACGGCCGCCGATCCCACGACGGTCGGGTATCACCTCTCGGCGCTCTATTCGCCGGTGGGCTGGCTGAGCTGGCCGCGCATCGCACGGAACTGGGAGGCGGCCCAGGGGTCGGACGAAGCGATCAAGGCGTTCCGCAACACGATCCTCGGCGAGACCTGGGTCGAGACCGGGGAGGCACCGGACTGGCAGCGGCTCTACGACCGGCGCGAGCGCTGGACATCCGGCACGGTGCCTGCGGGCGGGCTGTTCCTGACCGCCGGGGCCGACGTGCAGAAGGACCGGATCGAGATCGATGTCTGGGCCTGGGGTCGCGGGCTGGAAAGCTGGCTCGTCGATCACGTCGTGATCGAGGGCGGGCCGGATCGGCACGACGCGTGGTCGGAGCTGACGGCGCTGCTGGATCGAAGCTGGCCGCACGAACGCGGCGCGCATCTCAGGATCGCGCGGCTTGCGATCGACACCGGCTACGAGGCCCCGGCGGTCTATTCCTGGTCGCGGGCGCAAGGCTTCGCACAGGTCTCGCCGGTCAAGGGCGTCGAGGGGTTCAACCGCTCGAGCCCGGTGTCGGGCCCGACTTTCGTCGACGCGACCGAGGGCGGCAAACGCCTGCGGCGCGGGGCGCGGCTCTGGACCGTGGCGGTGTCGACCTTCAAGGCCGAGACCTATCGCCACCTCCGGCTCGAACGACCGACCGACGAGGCGCGTGCCGGAGGCGCGCGCTTTCCCGCAGGGACCATCCACCTGCCGGCCTGGGCCGACAGCGAGTGGTGCAAGCAGTTCGTCGCCGAGCAGCTGGTGACGGTGAAGACCAGGCGCGGCTTTGCCCGGCTCGAATGGCAGAAGCTGCGCGAGCGCAACGAGGCGCTGGACTGCCGGGTCTACGCCCGCGCCGCCGCCTGGATTGCGGGCGCGGACCGCTGGGGCGAGGAGAAATGGCGCGACCTCGAACGCCAGGTCGGCTCGTTCGATCCGCGCGACACGGCGGCGCCGGAGACCGCGGATTCTCACCCCGGCACGCCAGAGATCGCCTCCGCGGGTCTGGTGCGACGAGCGCCTGCCCGGCGCGGCCGACGGGTGTTCACGCCCAGCTATCTGAGTTGAGACCAAGACCATGACGCTTGAGGACATGATCGCGCGCCGCGATGCGCTGCTCGCCGCCCGATGGCGCGGCGTGCGCACCGTCGAGGTCGAGGGGCGCCGCATCACCTATGCGAGCGATGCCGAAATGGCGGCCGCCCTCGGCGACCTCGAACGGCGGATCGCCGGGGAGCAGACCGGCGCGCGCCGTCGCATCGTTCGCACGACGGCAAGCAAGGGGCTGTGACCCGTGCTGGAATCGATCACACGGTGGCGCCGCCGCATCGGCGCTCTGGTGGGCGGTTTCGAGGCGGGGCAGGGAAGCCGAAGGCTGCGGCATTTCCAGCCGAGTCGGGCGCATCTCAACACGCTGATCGCCGCCGCCGGCGCCGACATCACCGCGCGCGCCCGCTGGCTGGTGCGCAACAATGGCTATGCGGCGAACGCGATCGAAAGCTGGGCCGGCAATGTGGTGGGCAATGGCATCAAGCCGTCGTCGCTGATCGCCGATGCTGATCTCAAGGCCCGTGTGCAGCGCCTCTGGCTCGATTGGACAGACGACAGCGACGCCGAAGGGTTCACCGATTTCTATGGCCAGCAACGGCGCGCCGCACGCGAGGTATTCATCGCCGGCGAGGTGTTCTTCCGCTTCCGTCCGCGCCGGCCCCAGGACGGGCTCATGGTGCCGCTGCAGCTGCAGATGATCCCCTCCGAGATGCTGCCGCTCACGCGCAATGAGCAGCTTCCCGGTGGCAACGTCATTCGCCAGGGCATCGAATTCGACCGGATCGGCAGGCGTGTGGCCTACCACTTCCTGCGCCGCCATCCGGGCGACGTCACCGATCCCGGCCTTGCGGGCGAGATCGTGCGGGTGCCGGCGTCCGAGGTCATCCACGTCATCGATCCGGTCGATGCGGGACAGTTGCGCGGTATCTCGCGCTTCGCGCCGGGTATCGTGAAGCTGTTCCTGCTCGACCAGTACGACGATGCGGAGCTCGACCGGAAGAAGGTCGCGGCGATGCATGCGCTGTTCATCACCACACCGGCGCCGGCGGAGCCCTTCGACATCGCCGAGAGCGACGAAGGCGGCGAACGCACGATGGACCTGCAGCCCGGCCAGATCGTGATGCTGGAGCCGGGCGAGGCGGTGCAGACCTCGGCGCCTGCCGATGTCGGCCAGACCTACGAACCGTTTCAGTACCGCACGCTGCTGCAGGTCTCGGCGGCGCTCGGCATTCCGTATGCGTATCTGTCGAACGACATGCTGAAGGCGAACTACTCGAACTCGCGGCTTGCGCTCCTCGAGTTTCGCCGCCGCATCGAGGCCTACCAGCACTCGGTCATGGTCTGGCAGATCTGTCGACGGGTCTGGGCGCGCTGGCTCGATACGGCGGTCGTGTCAGGCGTGCTCGCCCTGCCGGATTACGAACAGCAGCGGCGCACCTGGCTCGGCTGTTCCTGGCTGCCGCCCAAATGGGACTGGGTCGATCCGCTGAAGGACGCGCGCGCCGAGATCGAACAGATCGAGGCGGGGCTGAAGAGCCGGACGCAGGCGCTCGCCGAGCGCGGCTATGACGCCGACCAGGTCGACGCCGAAATCGCCGCCGACCGTGCGCGAGAGCGTCAACTTGGCCTCTCCTTCGCCAGCGTCGCGGGCGTGATCGCAGATCCGTCGGACGGTGATCCGACCCAGGAGGGGCCACCCTCATGACGGAACGCACTTTCACAATCGCCGAGGTCTGTGCTGCGGCAAGCATCGGTCCGGCGCGCCTGAGCGGACCATGGCTTCGTTCACTACGGCCGTCAGGCCGCTCTCGGATGAACCTTCGCCTCGATCTCGGGGCCGACCTGGTCGCGTGCCAATTCGAGGTCGTAGGTCGCCTGCATGCCCATCCAGAACTCCGGGCTGGTTCCGAAGTAGCGCGCGAGCCGGAGCGCCGTGTCGGGCGTGATGGCCCGCTTGGCGTTGACGATCTCGCTGATCCGGATCTGCGGTACATCGATTGCCTTGGCGAGAGCGTACTGGCTCATGCCGAGCGGCTTGAGGAAGTCCTCGCGCAGCACCTCACCGGGGTGGGTTGGGGCAAAGTCAGCCATGAGTTTACTCCTCAATGATAGTCGACGATTTCGACGTCATGGGCGTCACCGTCCCGCCAGACAAAGCATACGCGCCATTGGTCGTTGATCCGGATGCTGTGCTGGCCCTTTCGGTCTCCAGTTAGAGCCTCGAGCCGATTGCCCGGTGGCGCCCTGAGGTCTTCGAGAGTTCGGGCATTGTGGACTTGCATCAACTTTCGGTTCGCGGCCTTCACGATGTCGTTCGGGACGCCCTTGATAAATCGGCGGGCCCAGGCGGCCTCTGCTGCAGCGTTCCGAAACGACTTGATCATGGGCGCAGATGCTAACGCATAACGTTAGCTAACGCAAGAGATAAGCATCGGATCGGATATGAACAATCCTCTTTTGGCCCGGCTTTCGGGCCGGCCCTTGGCGATCGCCCCGCGAGCGCTGGACGGCCTGCTCGCCGTCGGCCCGATGCTCGATGCCCGATCCGCGCTTCCGGCCCGCGACGCGCCGCCGGTGGCAAGCCATGCCGTTACCGATGTCGGCATCGCGGTCGTGCCGATCCTCGGACCGCTGGTGATGCGCGGCGACTGGCTGACAAGCCTTCTCGGCGCCAGCGACTATGGGGAGATCGCTTCCGCCGTGGAAGCCGCGCTCGCCGATCCTTCCGTGCGGGCCGTGTTGTTGGAGATCGACTCGCCAGGCGGCGAGGTCGGCGGTCTCTTTGACCTGGTCGATCGCCTCGTTGTCTTGCGCGAAGCCGCGCAGAAGCCGCTCTGGGCTGTCGCGAACGAAAGCGCGCTGTCGGCCGCCTTTGCCATCGCCAGCGTGGCGGACCGCCTTTACGTCACCCGGACGGCGGAGGTCGGATCCATCGGCGTCGTCGCCATTCATGTCGACGAGAGCGTCGCCGACGTCATGGTCGGCCTCAAATGGACGCTCGTTCACGCGGGCGACCGCAAGATCGACGGCAATGCCCACGAACCGCTCTCGGATACGGCGTTTTCGGCGATCCAGGCGGATGTCGATGCGCTCCATGCCGACCTCGTCACGCTGGTGGCGCACAACCGGAACATGAGTCCCGACGCCGTGCGAACCACCGAAGCCGCGATCTATCGGGGTCAGCGCGGCATGGACGCCGGCCTCGCCGACAGGCTCGGCACCGTCGATCTCGCTCTTGCGGATCTCGCCCGGGCGCTGGACCCGCCACGCCTCATCATTGGCGCATCGCAACGCGCCCGCGCTCATCAACCTTCAAGGAGAACGACCGCAATGACAGTCGAACCCGACCTCAACCCGGCTGCCGAAGACGCGGCTGTCGAAGAGACCCGCGCACCCGATCCGGACGTTCTCGAAACGCCGCAACCGGCGCCGCGCTCCGCGCCGCCGGAGGCGACGGAGGCGCAGACGGATCAGACGGCCGAGCGGCTGCGCGCCGAATATGCGGAGATCGCCGCCATCGCCGCCCAAGGCGCCCGGCTGGGCGTCGCCATCGACGCCGCCGACGCCATGGCGAAGGGAGTGGCGCCGCATGCGCTGCGAAGCTCCATCCTCGACGCTCTCGCGGCCCGCGCCGAGGCGAGCTCTGTGGTCGCCGTGGCGCCGTCACCGGCCGGCTCGCCGGCCTCGAACGGCGGCGAAAGCCCCATCGTGCGCCGTGCGCGTGAGCGCGCCTCGGCCAATCGCAGCTGACGACAAGGAGATCATCATGACCGTTCTCACCATGTCGCCGACCCTCGGCGACCTGCTCAAATACGAGCTCAATGCGAGCTACTGCCGCGAGGCCGTGACCCTCAAGGCTGGCATGAACTACGCGCTCGGATCCGTCCTCGGCCGGATCACCGCGTCGGGCAAGTACCGGCTTGCGCCGGCGGCCGAAGTGACCGGCGATGAAGGGGCGGAGATCGCCGCCGTCGTCCTGATCGAGGCGGTCGACGCGACGGCCGGCGACAGGACCGGCCTCGTGATCGCGCGCGGCCCGGCGATCGTCTCCAGGGCGGCGCTCGTCTTCGACGCCTCCGTCGATGACGCGGCCAAGACGGCCGTCAAGCACGCCGAGCTGAGCTCTGCCGGCATCGTGCCGCGCGACACCGCCTGATCCACGCTCGTCAGATCCAATCCGTCACCGGCTCCGAGGCGTCCGCCTTCGGGGCCCCCGGCCTTCGCCGGGGCAAGCTTTTTCATGTCCGTTCCATCCCAAGGAGACCCCACATCATGGTCGCCATGATCAACCCGTTCGACGCGGGCGGCTATTCGCTCGTCGAGATGACCCAGGCCATCAACATCCTGCCCAATGTCTACACCCGGCTTGGGACATTGGGCCTCTTCCGCTTCGAGGGCGTGACCCAGCGCTCCGTCGTCATCGAGCAGGCCGAAGGCGTGCTGAACCTCCTGCCGACCGTGCCGCTCGGCGGCCCCGCCACCGTCGCCAATCGCGACACGCGCTCCATGCGCTCCTTCACCGTGCCATGGATCCCGCATGACGACGTGATCACGCCGCAGGACATCCAGGGGGTGCGCGGCTTCGGCGTCGCCGACGCCGCCGATCCGCTCGCCACCGTCATGGAGCGCAAGCTCACCCGCATGCGGGTGAAGCACGCCCAGACGCGCGAGTACATGGAGGTCAACGCGCTCCGCGGCATCGTCAAGGATGGCGCCGGCACCACGCTCTACAACTACTTCACCGAGTTCGGCCTCACGCAGCTCGAGACCGACTTCGTGCTCGGCACCGCCGGCACCCAGGTCCAGGGCAAGGTGCGGGACGTGCTCAGGAAGGTCGAGACCGAGCTCAAGGGCGAGACCATGACCGGCGTGCTGGCGTTGGTGAGCCCGGAGTTCTTCGACAAGCTGATCGGCCATGCCAAGGTCGAGGAGGCCTACAAGTACTACTCCTCGACTGGGGTGCAGCCGCTGCGCGAAGACACCCGCCGCCGCTTCCCCTTCGCCGGCATTCTGTTCGAGGAGTACAACGCCACCGTCACGCTCTCGACCGGCGCAACGGAAACGTTGATCCCCTCCGGCGAGGGCATCGCGTTCCCGCTGGGCACGCTCGACACCTTCGTCACCCACGGCGCACCGGCCAACCTGATCGAGACGGTCAACACGGTGGGCCTGCCGATCTACGCGCGGCAGATCGCGCGCCTCGACGGCAGCGCCATCGAGGTCAAGACCGAGGCCTCGATCCTGCCGATCAACAAGCGGCCGCGTCTCGCCGTGCGCATCTTCTCCAGCAACTGAGCATGAGCATCTTCGCAGAGGCGATCGACGACCTCTTCGCCGACCCGAACATCGCGCGCGATGCGATCTGGCGGGCGGCAGGCGCCGGATCCGGCGTGGCGATCCGCGCCGTCGTCCGACGTCCCGAGGCGATCTCGACGTTCGGGGACACGCGCCTCGTGACACCGGTTGCTCTTGTCGATCTGCGCGTCGCCGAAGCGCCGACCATTGCCGCGGGCGATACGATCGAGATCGATGGCGACATCCTGCTCGTTCAGGGCGAGCCGGTGCGTGACGCGGAACGGCTGATCTGGACGGTCGAGGGGCGCTCGCCATGAGACTCTCCGCCGCCCTGTCGGGCAGTCTGAAGCAGCTGATGGAGGCCGAGCTCAAAGGGGCGGAGCGCGCCATCACGCTGGGGGTGCGCGAAGCGACGGATGGGCTCAAAGGCGAGCTCAGGACGCAGATCACCGGAGCCGGTCTTGGCGAGAAGCTCGCCCGGACCTGGCGCGGCGAGGTTTACCCCAAGGGTCAACCCAGCATCGGGGCTGCCGGTCTGGTCTGGTCCAAGGCGCCGGGGATCGTGCGCATCTACGAGGAGGGCGCAACCATCCGCTCCACCAGGGGCCTGTTCCTGGCGATCCCGACGCCGGCAGCCGGTAAATACAGTGATGGCGGCGCCAGGATCACGCCGGGCGGCTGGGAGCGGCGAACGGGGATGCGCCTGCGCTTCGTCTACCGTCGTGGCGCGCCATCGTTGCTGGTCGCCGACAATTCGCGGCTGAACAGCCGAGGGCGCGCCGTCGCCAATCAGGGACGCCGACAGGGTTCGGCCTTCACCCGGCTCTCCGGGCGCAGCACGGTGCCGATCTTCGTGCTGGTGCCGAGCGTGACGTTCAAGAAACGGCTCGATGTCGCGGGCGCCGCCCGGCGCTGGCATGGCCGATTGCCGGAACTCGTCTTGCGGCAGTGGCGATTGACGGAAGGGAGCACGCGCTGATGTCGCGACGCGAGGCGATTCTGTCCGCCCTGTTCGAACGGCTCCGGACCGGGCTTTCGGCCACCGTGCGGCGCAACGAGGTGCTTCCCGAGAAAGTGCCAGCGGCCGGCCTGGTGATCCTGCGCGACGGCGAGCCCGGCGAACCCGACATCACGCTCAATCCGCGCAGCGAGTTCTATAGCCACCGGATCGAGATCGAAACCCATGTGACGCGTGCGGCCGATGGCAGCGGCGAGGCCGCCCTCGATGACCTGCTTGGCGACATCGGCCTGGCGCTGGCAACCGACCCATCGATGGGCGGCCTTGCGGAGAACCTCGATACCTCCGCGCCAGAGGTGTCGGCGCTCGCCATCGAAGGCGCCGCGCCGATCCTGAGCGCCCGCCTCACCATCACGATCGAATACCTGGTGAGCGATCCGCTCACCTCCTGATCAACACCGCAACCCAAGGAGTCCGATATGGCCAAGGTGCGCGCTTACGGCGCGGACGCCACGCTCAAGGCTGCCCGAGAGGTCAGCTACGGGGTGGCGCCGCTCGCCGGTTATCGCAGTCTGGATTTCAAATCGACGGATCTCTCCTCGAACCAGCCATTGGGCGATGATCCGCTGCTCGGGCGCGGGCGCAACGCGCAGGATCCCTATCGCGGGCTGATCACCGACGAAGGGCAGATCGAAATCCCGCTCGACCTGCGCGGCACCGGGTTCTGGCTGACCGCCCTGTTCGGCGATCCGGTCACGACGATCGTCGCGGCTTCGGGCAGCATCGCCTTTGCCGGGCCGCCGGCGGCCACCAGCACGATCACGATCAATGGCGTGGTCTGGACCTTCGTCTCGGGCACCCCTTCGGGCAATCAGATCGAAATCGGCGGCACGCTCGCCGCAACCCTGACCAATGCCGCCGCCGCCCTCAACGCGAGCGCCTCACCGCTTGTGTCCGCCGCGACCTATGGCACGAGCGGCGGCACGACGCTCACGATCACGCACGACACGGCGGGCCCCACCGGCAATGCCTTCACGCTCGCGGCATCGGCGACGGGCAACGGCACCGTCTCGGGAACGACGCTCAAGGGCGGCGGTTACGCGCATGTCTGGGACAGCGGCGCCGACGACATTCCGAGCTTCACCTTCGAGGTCGGCCATCCAAAGCTCGTGACCCCGGTCTTCTTTCGCCACCTGGGCACGGTCGTCGAGAACCTCACCTTCGAGATGGGCCAGGAAGGCCCGGCCAATGCGCGCCTGCAGCTGGTGGCGCAGGGCGAGGAAGACGCGGCGGCGACGATCGACGCCACGCCGGACAGTTATGCGCTCAAGCGCTTCAGCCAGGGCCGCGGCTTCATCCGTCGCGGCGGCTCGGCGCTGGCCGGGGTCACGGGCGGCAGTCTCACCTTCTCGAACAATCTCGAACGGGTGCGTGTCATCCGCGAGGACGGCAAGATCGAAGCCGCCGATCCCACCTTCGCCTCGTGCCAGGGTGGCATGAGCGTGCGCTTCGATGGCGCGACGCTGGTGGCGGAAGCCGCCAATGGCGACCCGGTCGTGGTCGAGTACGGCTTTACCATGGCGGAGGGCTGGGAACTCAAGTTCGAGCTCTTCCGCGTCTTCCTTCCCAAACCGAAATACGCCGTCTCCGGCCCCGGCGGGGTCGAGGCGAGCTTCGACTGGCGCGCCGCCTTCGACGACAGCGAGGGCACCATGCTGCGCGCCCATCTCCTGAACGACGTCGTCTCTTACATGTGAGGGTTCTCATGATCCGGTTGGACTTGAAGCGTGAGCCGCACTGGCTCGATCTCGGCCATGGCGTTCGCGTCCATGTGCGACCCTGCTCGACCGCGCTGGTCATGGCGGCCCGCGCCGCCGCCGCGCGCGCGAGCGTCGGCGTGTCGATCGACGAGGAGGCCTCCGTCGGCCTGCGCATGGCGGCGCTGGTGAAGGCGCTGGTGCGGCTTGCCGTCGACGACTGGGAAGGGGTTGGCGACATGGAGGGAAAGCCGGTCGCGGTCACGCCGGAAGGGCTCGACGCGCTCCTCGACCTGTGGCCGATCGCCGAAGCCTTCGAGCGGAACTACCTGGGACCCGCGCTTTTGCTGGACGTCGAAAAAAACGTCTGACGGCCCGCGCCCAATGGCATTTCGGGGGTGGGCCGTCCTATTGCGAAGGCTGCCGGCGCGACCGGCGTCCCTGTGCGCGTGGTGAGGTCGGCGGCGACGGCAATTGCTGTCCCTACATTGCCCATGAACCGCTGAGCGATGCGGGCTGGGCGGCCTGGGACGTGCTGACGCGCTGCAGCGGACAGCTTCGCCTGGCGCCCCAGGGCGCGGGCGTGATCGGACTCGATCTCGCTGCCGCGATCCATTTGGGCCGCGCGGCTGGTTACGACGAGCAGGCTCTCGCCGAGCTGCTGCCCGCCGGGGAAGCCGGCCTCGTCAAGGCGCTCAACGAGCGGCTCGTCGCGACCCTCGACTGAACGGACCAATACGCGATGGCTGAACGCAATCTTTCCGTCCGCCTCGCCGTGATCGACGGCGGCAAGGTGAAGGCGGAGCTGCGCGATGTCGGTGAAACCGGCGAGCGCGCGCTGAAACGCATCGAGGACGCGAGCAGGCCCGCCTCGCGCGCCTTGCAGGCGATCGACGGCGCGAGCGGCCAGGTGCGCGGCTCGCTTGAGGCCATGACGGGACGTCTTGGCCCCCTTGGCGCGGCGCTCGCCCGTCTGGGACCGGCCGGCATCGCCGCCGGCGCGGCACTGGCCGGCATCGGGCTCGCCTTGACGGCGGGGTTGCAGGAGGCCGCCGAAGCCGAGCGCTCCTATCGCCGTCTCGAAGCGGTGTTGCGCGCCACCGGCCAGGCATCGGGCCTCACCGCGCACTCCATTGCCGCCTTTGCCGATGAGATCGAGCGCACGACGCTGACGACCGCCGAATCCGTGCAGGACGCCGCGGCCGTGCTTGCGACCTTCCGCTCGGTCTCGGGCGATACCTTCACGCGGGCGCTCCGGCTGGCGCAGGATCTGTCGGCCGTTTTCGGGCAGGATCTGGCAGCCTCCGCCACGCAACTCGGCAAGGCGCTGGAGGAACCCGTCGAGGGCATCTCGGCGCTGCGCCGGGTCGGCGTGTCGTTCACCGCCTCGCAGCGTGAACTCATCCAGTCGCTGGTCGAGACCGGCCAGACGGCTGAGGCGCAGAAGGTCATCCTCGATGCGCTCGAACAACAGGTCGGCGGCGCGGGCGCCGCCGAGGCGGGCGGCCTTACGGGCGCCGCCAACCGGCTCGCCGATGCCTGGGGCAATCTGCTCGAGGCCATCGGCCAGACGCCGGCTGTTTCAGGTTTGGCGGAAGGCGCGCTCGATTTGCTCGCCGCCGCCGCCGAAGGGATCACCGGTCTGTTCGAGGATGATCCGATCGCGACGCGGATCGTCGCGCTCGACAAGCGTCTGATCGAAGCGCAGGACGAGCTTGCCCGCCTGCAGGCAGGTGGCCCGGGCACACCCCTCCTCGGGCAGCGCTTCGCCATCGAGGAGCAGCGTCGGACGGTCGAGGCGCTGCAGCGCCAGGTCGATGATCTGATCGCCAGGGCCCGCTCCGAGGCCGAGAGCTTCGCCGCCGAGCAGCGCCAGGCCGAAGCGGGCCGCCGGGCCGCCGAGGCCGAGCGGCTGGTTGAGCTTCTGGCGACGCAGCGCCGCGACATCGACCGGGCGATCGACCAGATCGCGACGGATCCGGGTGAGCGGATCGCGCGCATCAATCGGGAACTGGAGGAGACGCGCCGGCGCTTGAGCGCGCTGCGCGTGCCCGATGGCAGCAATGCCTCCGATGTCGACGCGGCGATCGCACGCGCCGGGGAACTGGCGCGTCGGCGTATCGACGCCATCGAACGTCCGGCGCGCGAGGCGGCGACCCGTGCCGGAGCTGCCAATGCCCGCATCATCGAAGACTTTCGCCGCCAGGTGGCAGGGCTCAACGATGAGCGCCAGGCCGCCATCGATCAGGCGCTGGCGCGATTGTCGGAGGGGGCGACCGCCGCCCAGCGCGCGGAGGTCGAGCGGCTGGCCGGCGCGCTCCACGACGAAAAGCAGGCTCGCGAAGAGCTTGCCAAAGCGCTGCGCGAAGAAGAGCGGCTGCGCGAGGAAGGGCGTCGGCTCATCGAGCAGACGCGAACGCCGACGGAAGAGTATGCCGCCACGCTGGAGCGGCTGAATGCACTCCTGCGCGCGGGCGCGATCGACCAGGAGACCTTCAACCGGGCGCTCGCCGGGGCCAGCGAGGACCTTGCCGAGGCGCAGGAGCGCGCCCTGCGCCAGAGCCGCGAATGGCAGGACGGCGTGCGCCGTGCGCTTGAGGATTATGTCGATGCCTCGAGCGACGCCGCAAGCGCGGCCGAAGAGGCAACCACGCTCGCCTTCCAGTCCATGGAGGACGCGCTCGTTTCCTTCGTGACCACCGGCAAGTTCGAGTTCTCCTCGCTGACCGAGAGCATTCTGGCCGACATCACGCGGATTGCCGTGCGTCAGGCGATGACCGCGCCATTCGCGGGATTCCTGAACGACAACGCCGACGATCTGCTGGGCGGCATCGGCCAGATCTTCGCAGGGCTCTTCCACGAAGGTGGCGTGATCGGCCATTCGGCCTCGCCTGCGCGTTCGGTGGATGCCGGTCTCTTCCTGACCGCGCCACGCTACCACACCGGCGGACTGGCGGGGCTTGCGCCCGACGAACTGCCAGCCATCCTGAAGCGCGGCGAAGCGGTTCTGACGCCCGAACAGATGCGCGCGCTCGGCGGCGCCATGGGCCGGGAAGGCCGCGCCGCGCAACCGATCAACGTGGTGATGAACATCTCGACGCCGGATACCAACGGCTTCCGCTATGCGCAGGGCCAGATCGCGGCCGAGGCGGCGCGCGCCATCGACCGGGCGCGGCGCAATCTATAGCCTCCGTTTTGCGTCACGCCGCAAGGCGGCAACCTGTTCCAGAAAATCCGGGGTGAAACCGGCGATGATGCGCTCGATGTCGCGGCGCTGATGGAGGACGGTCAGGATGATGATGCCGATATCGGTTGCGTCATAGACCACGAAATGCCGCCCCGCGGGGACCATGCGAAAGGGCGCCGAGCGATGCCGCCGCAGGAGTCCTGTCTCCGGTCTTTCCGCGACCGCCGCCATTGCGGCATAGAGCTTCGCCATATAGGCGCGCGCGGTCTCCTCTCCCCACTCTTCGAGAGAATGGCGGTGGATGGCGCGGAGGTCGCCGGCCGCCCGGCGCGTGAGGTGAAAACGGGCGTTCGTCACGACCAGCCGTTCGCTTCGCGCTCGGCCAGGGTTTTCATGTCGGTCTCGAAATCGCCGCTCGAGGCGAAGATGCGGCCCGCGGCGAGATCGGCATAGCCTTCGAGAATGGCGTCCTGTTCGGCATGAAGGGCGCGGCGCTCCATGTCGCGGCGGATGAGGTCGCGGATATATTCGCTGGGGGTCTCATAGAGACCTTGCGCGCCGACCATCCGGTCGACGTAGTCGGCGAGCGGGCCGGACAGGCGGGCGTTGATGCGGGTGGTCATGGCTTTCCTCCTGACTGACCTTGCAAGTCTGGCCGCTATCGCCATGAAAGTCAAGTTTGTCGCCATAAATGCGACAATAAAGACAAATATGAGCCACCCATGTCCTTCCACGAAGTTCAGTTTCCGCCGGACATCTCCTACGGGGCGTCCGGCGGCCCCGGCTACTCGACCACCGTGGTGACGACGGTTTCGGGACACGAGCGGCGCAACGCCAACTGGGCCGCCGCGCGGGGCAAATGGAACGTGGCGCACGGCCTGAAGAAACGCGATCAGGTGGCCGCCCTCATCGCCTTCTTTCGCGCGCGACGCGGGCGTGCCTATGGTTTCCGCTTCAAGGACTGGACCGACTACCAGGCGCTGGCCCAACTGCTCGGTCAAGGCGACGGCGTGACCAAGACGTTCCAGCTCGTGAAGACCTACGCGAGCGGCGGCGAGGTCGAAACCCGGGTCATCACCAAGCCGGTTCCCGGAACGGTGAAGATCACCCTTGACGGCGTCGAGGCGGTCTCTGGCTGGAGCGTCAACACGGCGACCGGGCTCGTGACCTTCACCGTCGCCCCCGTATCCGGCGTCCAGGTGACGGCGGACTTCGAGTTCGACGTGCCCGTCCGCTTCGACAGCGATCAGATGGACCTCACGATCGAAACCTATCAGCTCGGCAGCTGGGGCCAGATCCCGGTGCTGGAGATCAGACCATGAAATCGACTTCGGCAGCCCTCGCGGCGCACCTCGCCGGACCGGTGACGACGCTCGCCACCTGCTGGCGGATCTCGCGCATCGACGGGCGCGAGTTCTTCTTCACCGACCATGACCGGGATCTGTCATTCGAGGGCAATGTCTACAAGGCGAGTTCCGGCTATTCGCGCACGGCCATCGCCAACGATGCGAGCCTGAGCGTCGACAATCTCGACGTCGAGGGCGTCTTCGATGACGAGGCCATCACCGAAGAGGAATTGCGCGCCGGTCTCTTCGATCAGGCCGAGGTGCGCATCTTCCTCGTCAACTGGGCCGATCCCGCCATGGGCGCGCTGCGGATGCGGCGCGGCTGGTTCGGCGAGGCGGTGCTGACCGAGCAGGGCGTCTTCCGCACCGAGCTGCGCGGCATGACGCAGGCGCTGCAGCAACGCATCGGCGAGCTCTACAGCCCGGAATGCCGCGCCGATCTCGGCGATCATCGCTGCAAGGTGCCTGTAAACCCGCCAGAAATCGCCCGCGATACCGCTTATGCCAGTGGCGATCATGGGCGCGTCGTCACCGGAACGGGCAGCGGGTCGCAGGTCTACGAGAACCGGATTTATGGCTGCGTGGTCGCGGGCGTCACCGCCGCGCTCCCGCCAGTCTACGACACGGCTCCCGGCGCGCAAACCGCCGATGGCGGTGCGGTGTTCGAGGCCATGGAGTCCTGGAGCCGGGTTGGCATCGTCACCGATGTCGTCGACCGGGCGGTGTTCACGGCAATGATCGATGAGCCGCGCGCTTCCGACGGCTGGTTCGCCGGTGGCGTGCTGACCTGGGAGAGCGGGCCCAATGCCGGGCGCTCGATCGAGGTGAAGGCGTGGACCCAGGCGACGGGCCGCGTCGAGCTGTTCCTGCCCATGGGCTATGCGATCCGGGTCGGCGACCTCTTCCGCATCCATCCCGGCTGCGACAAGCGCCTCGACACCTGCATCGCCCGCTTCGCCAACGTCCTGAACTTTCGCGGCGAGCCCTATGTGCCGGGGCAGGACGCCATGATGAGCTATCCCGATGCCCGCTGAGATCATTACATCCGACACGATCGTCGCCGCGGCGCGCGGCTGGCTCGGCGTGCCCTGGCGCCATCAGGGGCGCACGCGTTCGGGCATCGACTGCGTCGGGCTGGTGGTCTGCGTCGCACATGCGCTGCACCTGTCTGACTATGACAGCACCGGCTACAGCCGCCGCGCACAGGGACAGGGCTTCGCCGGGCACTTTCGCGCGAACATGGACGGCGTCGCCATCCCGGAGGCCCGCCCCGGTGACGTGCTCGTCTTCGCCGATCAGGCCTATCCCTGCCATTGCGGCTTCCTGACCGAACGGCTCGGCAAGCCGCATCTCCTGCACGCGCACGCCACGCGTCGGCAGGTGATCGAGGAACCCCATGCCGGCGAATGGCCGGCCAAGATCAAGTTCGCCTTCCGCTTTCGCCAATCCGGATCCTGACCTCGGGACTTTGTGTGTCGCGTTCTCGGACGTGAAACCGGTTCCCACTTTCGCTGAGAACGCTCAATGGCCATCCTCGTCGCAGTGGGCGGCGCCGCGCTCGGCTCCGCCGTCGGTCTCGGCTGGCAGGCCGGCTGGCTCGTCGGCTCGGTCGTCGGCAGCCTCCTGTTTCCGGGCAAGGGCCAGAATGTCACCACCGAGGGTCCCCGCCTCGGCGACCTGACCGTTTCGTCCTCCGCCTATGGCGCATCGATCGCCATCGGCTACGGCACCTTGCGCATGGCCGGCAACATGATCTGGTCCTCCGGCATAGCCGAGCGGCAGAACGTCACCCGGACCCGCTCGGGCGGCAAGGGGGGCGGCGGTGCCACCCAGACCTCGGTCACCTATTCCTATTTCGCGTCCTTCGCGCTCAGCTTCGGCGAAGGCCCGGCGCAGGACGTGCTTCGGATCTGGGCGGACGGCAAGCTCATCTACGACAAGACCGGTGCGAGCCCCGACGTCGCCAAACCCGATCTCAGGTTCCGCTTCCATTCGGGTGCGGAGGATCAGCTGGCCGATCCGCTGATCGAAGCCCATGTGGGGCAGGGTCGCGCACCCGCCCATCGGGGGCTTGTCACCATCGTCTTCGAGGACCTGGCGCTTGCCGACTTCGGCAACCGCATCCCCAACATCACGGTCGAGATCACCTATCGGCGGGCGGCGCAGCAGCCCTACCAGCTGCTGGATTTCATCACGACCGGCGAAGGCGGATATTTCGGCACCGACCAGATCGACGACCTGGCCGTCGATTGGCGGCGCGGCCATGGCTACTTCATCTCGTCGAGCAGCAACGCCGACGCCGCCGGCATCCGCCGCTTCAGCCTGCGGACCATGAAGGAGGACCGCCAGGCGCGGATGACGGACGTCACGAGCGTCGCGCCAAACGGCTTTCCGGGCACGCTGTTCTGCGGTGAGGACGGCCATCTCTACCTGACAGTCGGCTCCGGCAACTCGCGGCCGATCATTCGGGTCGAGCCGAATGCCCTGAAGGAAGTCGGCCGCTTCGGCTCCACCGGTAACGGCCTGACCAATTCGACCCTGCGGTTCGTGACCACGAACTGGATGGGGATGATCTCGGCCTATGGGCCGTCCGGTCGCGTCGACTTCGTTCTCACCGGATCGCTCTTCGATGATGTCGGCCTGCTGCGCGCCGACGCCATGGGCTATGTCTGGGGCGCCGGGCAGAGCGTCGCCGAGCCTGGCGTTCGGGGCGTCATCGGCGGCGCGGTGGAGACAAGCTTCGGGGAGGGCTGGATCCTCGGCAGCGGGACGAGCACGAACCATGCGAGTCTTGGCCTCTATCGCATCCGGGTCTCGGCGCTCGCCCGGTACGATGCGCTGACCGGCCAGTCGCTCGGCGTCACCTTCGAGAAGATGGCGACATTCGGCCCGGCGGAGATCGAGGGCGGTGCGACCGGGTTCTACAGCAGTGCCGGCGGCCTCACCTACGACACCACCGATGACAGCGTCATCTTCCAGGTCCGCCTCTCGAACGGGGGATCACCCGGCGCGATCTACACGGTCAAGTGGCGCGCAGACACCGGCATCGTCTGGAAGACGGTCGTTCCGATCCAGATCAACTACGAGGGGCCCTATTTCGGTCAGAGCCGCCTGCGCGGCCAGCGCTGGACATGCATGCGGGGCACGCGCGTCATCCAGCTCGACACCGCCACGGGCGCTCTCGTTCTCGATGAGCTCTGGCCGGGTGCGGTCAGCGAAGGCGGCGCGCAGGCTTACGATGCCGTCACCGACACGCATCTGGTGCGCGGCAGCCAGGGCTGGGCGAAGCTCTTCCTCAATCGCGGCGGGGGCGAGGGCGAGGCGCTGTCCTCCATCGTCGCCGATCTCTGCGGACGCGGGGGGCTGGGACTGGCCGACATCGACGTTGGGGAACTCGGGACTTCTGTCCCGGGCTATGTGATCGGGCGGCAGACCACCATGCGCGGCGCGATCGAGCCGCTGGCACAGGCCTTTTTCTTCGACGCCGCCGAGAGCGACGACACGCTGCGCTTCCGGAACCGCGGCCGTGCCCCGGTTGGCACGATCCCGGCCGAATATCTCGTGCCGCTCGACAGCCAGACGGGCGAGAGCTGGCGCGAGCGCCGCACACAGGAAGTCGAACTGCCCGAGCGCGTCAGCGTCGTCTACATGGACGCGCAAGCCGACTACCAGCAGGGCATGCAGAGCGAAAAGCGCGCCTCCCTGCCGCTCCCCACCATGCATTCGCGCAACCAGGCGAGCCTCGAACTGGCGCTCGCCATCGACGCCACCACGGCCAAGCGCATCGCCGCCAGGACGCTCTACAGCGCCTGGGTCGAGCGCAGCGCCTACGAGGCCGAACTGCCGCCCGACTGGCTGCGGCTCGATCCGACCGATGTGGTGGATGTGGTCTTTGCCTCGGGCTCGACCTTCCGGACCCGCATCACCCGTCTCGATGTCGGGGCCGATTTCTCGCTCGCCGTGAAGGGCGTTTCAGAGGCTGCCGCCACCTACGTCTCCAACGTGGCTGCCGATGGCGGTTCCGGCAAACCGGTCCAGGTCGTCGGCAGCCAGGCCGCGACGCGGCTGATCCTGCCCGACCTGCCGCTGCTGCGCGACACCGATGACGCGGGCGGGTCGGGATCTCGCATTTACTACCTCATGGGCGGGTACGGCATGCCCGGATGGCCCGGCGCCTCCCTCTATCGGAGCGCCGACGGCTCGGCCTGGGCGCAGGTCGGACGGGCCTTGAGCGAGGCGGCATGGGGCGCCACGGCGAATGCGCCGGGCGCGCCTCGTTCACCGTTCGGCACCGACGAGGAAAACAGCCTCACCGTCTTCATGGCCACCGGCGGCGAGCGGCTCGAAAGCGTCACGCAGGAGGCCCTCGTCAACGGCGCCAATGCGGCCCTCGTCCTCAAGGCCAATGGAGAGCCCGAGATCATCCAGTTCCGCGACGTGACGCTGAATCCGGACGGCTCCTGCATGCTCACAGGCCTCTTGCGGGGTCGGCGCGGCACGGATGTCTTCGTCGAAGGGCACGAGGCCGGCGAGTTGTTCGTCCTGCTCGATGCCGACGATGTCGAGGCCATGGTCACCTCGCTCGGCGATCTCGATCTGCCCCGGTCCTGGAGGGCGGTCGGCTTCGGCACGATCTTCGAGGATGCGGAAACGCTTCTTCAGAGCCACTCGGGCCGCGACCTCAAGCCCTACGCGCCCTGGAACGTGCAGGCGGCCCTGACCGGCAGCCCGGCCGACATCAGCCTCTCATGGGTCCGGCGGACCCGGATCGGTGGCGAGCTAAAGGACGGCACCGGCCTCGTGCCGCTCGGCGAGACATCCGAGGTCTACGAGATCGACATCCTCTCCGGCCCGGGCGGTGCGGTGAAGCGGACGCTCACCGCGACGAGCCCCAGCGTCGTCTATGCCAATGCCGACATCCTGGCCGATTTCGGCGCGGTGCCCGCGGTCGTGTCGGTCGCCGTCCATCAAATGAGCGCCGTCGCGGGGCGCGGCTTCCCGCGCACCGTCACCCTGGAAATCCCATAGGGGAGATCACCCGATGCCCAGCCCCAATCTGGCCGTGACCCATGTCGCCGCCGCCCAGAACCAGAAGGAAGTCACGATCAACGACGCGGTCGATGCCCTCGACAATGCCATGAACCGGGCGCTGTCGCTGGCCATGGCCGACGCCAACCAGGCGCTGAGCGTGGATCAGACGAACCGTAACGGCCTGATCGTCCTCACCGGCCCGCTGACGGCCTCCCGGACCCTGACACTGCCCGCCAATCATCGCCGGCTCGCCATCCGCAATGCGACGAGTGGCGGCCAGGACGTCCGCGCCAAATATGCAGGCTCCGGCGCGGAGGTCGCCATCGTGCCCGGCGCCACCGTGCTGGTGCAGGGCAATGGCAGCGATCTCTACGGGGTCGGCGGCGGCGCCGGCGCGCTGGGTGATCTCACCGACGTCTCCATCGCCGGTGCCGCGAACGGCGACGTGCTCCAGTTCGACGGCGCGCTCTGGGGCGCTGCGGGCGTCGGCATCTTCAACCGCGCCCTGCTGCCGTTCCGGGGCGCGCTGGCGCGCAAGACCATCGACCAGTCGGTCGCGGCGTCGACATGGACCGCCATCCAGTTCGACACGGTCGGCTACGACACGGACGCTTTCCATGCGGTCGGCGCAAACACCCGGCTGACCGTTCCCGCGGGCGTCACCAAGGTCGCACTCACGGCCAACATCCGCTTCGAGGGCGGCAGCGCCAACTGGACCGCCGTCATCCGCAAGAACGGCAGCGAGATCACCGGTGGCGGCGCGGCTTCTGGCGCATCAGGCTTCACGGACGGGCAGCTCAACCTCGCCAGCGCAGCGGTGCCGGTCGTCGCGGGGGATTATTTCGATGTCGCCGTGTTCCTCTCTGCGGCAAGGACCATCAAGGGTGTTGGCACCATGCGCTGCTGGTTCGCAATCCAGGTGGTCGAAACCCAGGATGCCGCCGATCCCCCGGCCGACCTGACCGGCTTCAGGACGGGCCAACCCGGCGCAGACGAAGTTCTCCTGCGCGTGCCCGTCGCCCGCCGCACCCGAATGAAGGTCGATCTTGTCGGCAGTCAGGGCGTCGCGGGCGTAGCGGCCACTGCGCAGACCGATTTCGACATCCGCCGAAACGGCACGAGCTTCGCCACCATGCGCTTTGCGGCCGCCGGAACCACCGCCACCTTCATTGCGGCCAGCGAAACCGTGCTGGAGCCCGGCCAGGTGCTCAGCGTGGTCGCCCCGACGACGCCCGATGCGACCTTGGCCGATATCGGCTTCACGCTCGCCGGCACGCTGGTCCTCTGATCGCCAGACCGAGAGCCAGACCCATGGACCGAAAACGCGACATCGGCAGACTGATCAGCCTGCCAAACGACGAGTTCGAGGCGCTCTTGGAGCGCGCCGCCGAAACCGGCGCGCGCCGCGCCCTGCACGAGGTCGGCCTCGATGGCCAGCATGCCGCCGAGGACATCCGCGATCTGCGCTCGCTGCTGGCCGGGTTTCGGCTGGCCAGGCAAACTGCAGTCCAGACCGCCGTGCGCCTGATCACCACCGGCGTCCTGCTCGCCCTGATGGCCGGCATCGCCATCAAGCTGAAGCTGTTCGGTCCATCACCGTAAGCTCCGCACACATTGGAATACCCGCCGCCCGCCCTCGCAGAGGAGCGGGTTTTTCGTTTTCGGAGGACCCCATGACCACGACTTTCCACCGTCACTGGCGCGACGTGCCTGAGAGCAGCTGGCGCTGGCCGAACTTCAGCCCGGCCGAGCTTGCTTGCCGCGGCACCGGCAAGCTGCTGATCAACGAACCCGCTCTCGACAAGCTGCAGGCGCTGCGCGACCGGCTGGGCAAGCCCCTGATCATCCGCTCGGCCTATCGCAGCCCCGAGCACAATCGCGCGGTGGGCGGAGCCAAGGCGTCGAAGCACATGGATGGCGCCGCCTTCGACATCGCCATGGCCAACCACGATCCCGTAGCCTTCGAGGCCGCCGCCCGAGCCGTCGGCTTTCTCGGCTTCGGCTTCTATCCGCGCTCGGGCTTCATGCACATCGATCTCGGGCCGGCGCGTCAGTGGGGCGAGCGCTTTCCGGTGAGGGCGACCGCCTTTGCAGCCGAGACGCCGCCCGCGCGCGAAGTGCTGGCCGACAGCCGCACCATGAAGGGCAGCGGCGCGGCCGGTGTGGCGACGCTCGGCGCAGCCGGGGTCGAGGTCGCGCAGAGCGTCCTGGCCGAGACGCAATCCGCCATCCTGCCGCTCGTGCCCTATCTCGACACGCTGCGCTGGGTGCTCATCGCGGTCGCCCTCGCGGGCGTCGCCGTGACGATTTACGCCCGCCTCGACGACTGGAAGCGGGGGCGTCGATGATCGCCGCCCTGTTCACCGGGATCGCCGCCGCTCCGTGGATGCGGGCGGCCCTGCGCTACGGCGCCATCGCACTTGCGGTGCTTCTGTTCCTGCTCGCGCTCCGGCGCTCCGGCGAGCGCGCTGGCCGCCTCGCCGAACGCCTCGAAACCTCGGAGAAGGTCAATGACGTCCAACGCCAGATGCTCGATGCGGCGTCTCGCCGTCCTCGCGATCGTGACGATCTCGCTGACCGGCTGCGCGACGGGCGGTTCTGAACCCCGGATCCCCACCGTCTGCCCGCCCGTTGTGGAGTACACCCGCGAGTTCCAGGCGCGCGCGGCCGACGAGCTCGATTTGCTGCCGGAGGGGTCGGCTATCGCCGAAATGCTCAGCGACTATGCCGTCATGCGGGATCAGGCGCGGGCGTGTCTGCGTTGATCGCGTCGAATCCTTCCAAAAACATGACGCGTGGAGGTTCGATCAGATAAGCTCCTTCAATGATGAACGAGGATGACGAACACCGCATCGCAGCGCGTTTGGCCAGGATCATGGCCATGATCTGCGTGCGTAACTCCATGCTGGAGCATTTGCACGCGGGCCAAGTCCCGATCACCCGGGTCGGCGACTACTCGGACGTCTTCGTTCTGGACGCCGACGGTCAACGGATCCCATGGACCGAAGTCTCCCGCATCGACGACGACGAGATGCGTGATCTGATGCGCCAGATCGTCAACCGGCTCTACACGTTCCACCTCAAGGCTGACGATGCCGCATTTCGCGATGAGATCGAACGCTGGTTGCCAGTGGCTGAGAAGTGGGATGAACCGTCTGAGGACGCAGGTTTTATTCGGCAAACGGGAGAGTTCAGAGAGTAGGTCTTGGCGCAACATTGGGGTTTGCTCTGGATCAATGGGCCAGTATGCCCAACCGTTCAGCGACATCCTCCAAGCCTGGATCCTCGGCATACACCCGCTCGAACTCGCGCCGCGCTTCTGCCTTGCGGCCGACATGGTCGTAGAGCACCGCGCGATCATAGCGGATCTGGAGCAGCAGCGCCTCGGGCCGGTCCTTGCGGCGGCGGTTGGCCAGCGTGAATACGTCGATGGCGGCATCCGGCAGGCCCAGCGCCGCGAGCGCCTTGCCGCGATAGAGCAGGATCGCCGTATCGACCGGGGTTTCGTTTTCCACCTGCGCCGTGGCGCGCACCACCCGGTCCATCAGTGCGCGGTCCTCGGGCGTATCGAGCGCCAGTTCGGCGAAGGACAGAAGCACCACCGGATCGGCCGGGTCGACCTCCATCAGCCGCTCGATATGCGCCAGCGCATCGTCATGGCGGCCCTCAAGCTGCGCGACCTCGACGAGCGCCAGCCGCGTGCCTCTCTCGCGCGGTCTGATGTGCGCCGTGATCTCAGGCGTGATGGGCAGGCTGATCTCGGCATCGAGCCCGTAGCGCTCAAAGTGCGCGCCCAGCTCGGAGAGGCGGCTCAGTGCGTTCTGGAGATGGCCGCGCGCCTCACTGAAATCACCAAAGCGCAGACGCAGCATGCCGGCCATCCAGGCCGCGTCCGCCAGACGGGCCGAGCCTTCCAGCAGGCCGAGCGCTCGGTCATGATCGCCCTCGTGAAGGGCGCGAAGGCCATCCACCAGGCCCTGCTCGTCAGCAGGGGTCACGAGCCGCTGGAAGAAGCCGAGCGTAAGCCGGTCATCGGCTGCTGGCGCCGCGCGCGCCGATGCGCCGCGACGCCCTGCGGCTCCAGGATCGCGCACCGTGTAGAACAGTCCCGTACCCGGAATGCCAAATGTCGCGCGGTTGCCGCGCGGGCTGATCGTATACTTCGCCCCGCGCGGGCCGAAGGAGAGCGAGGCGGTCGACTTCGACAGGTTCAGCGTGACTCCGGGGGCCAGACGAAAGCGGCGCCAGAAACGAAAGGGCAT